TCTTTACGAAAAGCTCGCCGATCTGCGTTCCCATTACATGCCCTTCGCTTGCATCATTTGATACAAGTCTTCCGCATCATCTTCCGTAAGTTTTCCGTATAGCTTAACGCCCATTTTCGCCTCAATGTACCACCATACTGAATCGACATCCAAACGCCAGAAGTCAGCCGGGGACATGCCCCAGCTTATACACGCCTTGAATGCTTCTTTGACGTATCGCCTTCCGCCCCCGTTGCTTTTTTTTTGCCATCCGATTTAACATCTTCCTGCAAATGATCCGGGGGAATCATGGGGAACATGAGGGCCGTCAGAGTTCGCATCGCAAGGACGATGACAGTCCTATCCTTACTGGCAAACATTCCCTCATATACCTCATCGTCTGTAAGAGTTGCCCCGGCATACCGCAAAGCCTCACCGTAAGCCTTTGCCAGCCGCGCCAGTCTGATCTTACCCGACTGCGATTCGTCAATCAGTTCTCCAAGAGTCACAATTTCCTCGACCTTGGCAATCAGGGGCAGGACCTCACGAGCCTCAACCCTGTACTCGGTTCTCTTCCAAACGAAAGTTACGTCTTTCATGTCATCCCCCTATATCCGATTAGGTGCCCGGAGTGAACGTGCAAACGCCGGTTGAAAGCAGGGTCGCGTCAAAGGTCGGATAACCCTTGTACTCGATGCCCTGGCTATACGATTGCAGATAGAAGTTACCCGCAATCACGCTGCCATCGTGCCCGGTCAGAGTCACCGCATGGATGCGAGTTTCGGGGTCAAACGCCTGCGCCTGAAGCCGCTGGTCCTTGACAAGACCACTCAAGGAGATTTCAACCGTCACCTCACCAGCCTCGGGCCAGAGTTCGCGCCAGCCGTTAGAGTCATCGTCTGAAACGTCAAGGGCTTCGCCATTGACCGCCACGTTCTTGGTACGGACGCCGCCAATCGCCGCCCCGTCCCACTGTAAAATCCAGTCTTTACCTGCGCCGCTCATTTGATATCCTCCTTAGTTTTAGGAAACTGGTAGGCTGTCATATACCAGCCTGAACCTCATAACCCCATGCCGCGTTATACCGTCAGGCTCAAGGAATGAGTCGGAGAATTGCCAGAGCAGAAAGCGGAAAATGGCATCCTCGATGGTCATATCCTGCCGGTGTAAGATTTCGTATACACGTTCCTGAATCTCTTTCGTTTCCTTGCGCCCGCGCTCGCGGCTCCATGTGTGAATTGTGATAGTGGAATCCGCGCCGACTTCCGTATCCGTATCCCACTCGCTCGCGCCGTCCTCTCCAATGACCGCATACGGAAACGATGTGCCTTGATCCACATGATCGTATATGCCCGTGAGCATTGCCATCAATGGCAGGTCGCCGGTCAAGGTTTCGTAAATCGCCTTTTGCGCCTGTACCAGCCTCATTTTTTTAGTGCCTCTTCAATCTTTGTTATGACCGCCGCGCCCAATTCCTTCGGATATTTTTCCTTATTCTGTTCGACAGCCGGGGTCATAAAAGGGCGCGCCTCGATTTTCTTAGTTCCAAACTCTAACCACTTCGCGTATTTCTTTTCCGTCCATACTACCGCGACTAGACCGTCCCGTTTGCTTTCGATGCTACTGGCAAGGGTTCCAGTGTCAGTCGCGGGTGGTTCACCAGCCTTGCTCGCCCGATGGTCACGGGATAGGTTCTGCGCCCCGTCCGCTTTGAAAATGGCGACTATGTTTGACTGCCCTTCCCTATCTTGCCAAATGACCATCCACTTCTCACCCGGAATACGATGATACATCCATCCTGTTTTCGGGCCTCGCATGATTAACTTCTTTGCGGTCGTTTCCACTGCCAGCCGCGCCCGATCTACTCCACGCTCCGCTCCCTTGACAGCGGCCTGTTTCGCCTTCTCAATATTCTTGAGAATATCTTGCATACCACGGATTGATATTGCGCCCGCTGGCATTAGACCGCTACCCCTTCCTGACATTTCAGTTCCATGTATAGCTTCTGCTCCTCGATATCTATGATACTACGAATGTTGAATAATCGCCCCCTAAAAGTGAATCTATCCCTTGGGGTGATATCGTCCCGGTATCGGATATAGAATGTGTGAGTAATCGGGCTTTCCAGTTGCATACTGTTTAGGCTCTCCCATGCCGTCGCCGGGATGATGTACGCCCAAGGGGTGCCGATCTCTGCCCAGACCGATTGCCCACCGCCGATGCCATCGGGGATCAGGGTCAACCGTTCCAAACTGACATGACTCTGTAGAAGCCCGCTGTGAAGGTCGCATAGTTTCATTGGCCGAATCCCTTGAGCCGGTCCAGACTGGCTTGCCTGAAGGTGTTAGGTGGCTTGTAAGCGTTATTCACGCCCTTCCGCACAATCTTGTTGTTGACCTCGTGCACGATCCAAACCCATTGCCGCCCCGGCATGTCCTGATTGCGGAGTTTGCGGGCCGCCCGATGCCCGCCCTTCATCCGATGCCGGTATCCCTTGAGCCATGCTTCAGTGTTATAAATGAGGGCATAGAATGGCGGGGACATGTGAGTCGTCTTGCAAAGCTGATTCTCTTTCAGATACCAGTAATATCCTTGCCGGGGCAGGATGCACTGGGTATCAGGCTTGATGTCCATACTCTGCAAGTATCCGATAAATCCTTGATGGTACATGTCATCCGAGTTTAGCCGAACCTCAATAAATTCGGGGTCGCTCACGCGGGCGCGCACATGCTCCGGCAACCGATCCCAAGCCACGTTCTTGCCATTGGCATGGTCGGTCACAATCGGCCGGGGCAAGATGACAGCGGGGAGTCCCGCGATATTCAGTCGCCGGATGACAAATTCAACCGTATCCTCCCGAACCTCAATCCACCATTCAAAGTCATTGCAGGTCTGCGCCCGCATGGACGGGATGACATACTGATTCATAATCTCGCAACGCCGGGCCAGCCACTTCGGGTCATTCTCCAATTTCGGAAAGTGGCCGCTGGTATTGATGGGAGTCCAGACGATTATTTTTCGCATCCCCGCGCCTCCTGTTCATACTCGCGCCAGATACCTACCGCCTTCATAGCCCCGGCCCGCTTGGGCTGATAGGCAGAATCAATCACACGCCGGCCGATCTTCTTCAAGTGGATAACCTTAACCGCATCCGTCATGCGGGGCCATTCGGGTTCACATGCGTTATATATCGAACACGGCAAGGATAACATTTTCTTATGATGCTTTTCGGGATGCTTGATAAGATACCAGAGCGCGGGCTGATTCATGCCCCGGCACTTGCGCCGCCATATTTTATGGAGCTTGCCGTCCTTGTAAAAGACGTTATTGATCCGCGCCCACTTCCTGATAAATCCTTGCGCCCCGTTCCGAACAAACAGGATGCCGCCATTGAGCGGGTGCTTCCTATTTTTCCTGCCCGTATAAGCGATATCGAATTGGAACTCATCGAACACGGTTGACAGGTCGCCCAGGACCACCATATCCACATCCATGAAAATGATATCGTCATCCGTCTTTTCCGCCGCCGCTACCCACGAATTGAGGCGGGCGGTTAAGGCCGAATAGTTGGCATTGCGCCCCGTCGGAAGCGCAGGCTTTTCATTCAGGCAAAGGATAGTCGCGTTCGGCATGTGCTTCTTGACCGAATATTCCCAGACCCGATATAGGTCTCCGTAATATCCCCGTTGCGCCTCGAATACGGAAGTGATTATGGTTGTCACTGTTTTAACTCCGTCGTTTGCGGAATGATTTTTAACTGCCCGGCTGCCCGCCGCTCGGTCAGGATGGCTCTAACCTTTTTCCGATATTTGGAGCCACATCCGACCTTGAAATTATGCGTCAGAGAATCGCGGTTGACACCCTTGATAAACAGGGGGAGGGCCAGCCGCTTGTCGTGCCTCATACCCCGAATGTCAATTCCAATCAGAGCCGCCCGCCGGGACAAGTCGCGGTCGCAATGGCAACGGTATTCGGCAAAGCCCCCGAGTTTATCCAGCGTCTCCGATGTCATGCTCACCTGCCCGACGCGGGGCTTACTATACAACCGCCCCACCCGATACCCTGCTTGAGCCATGCCGTACTGTAAAGCCAAGGGGATGACCGTCTGCAAATAGGTCGGAAGCATATAATCATCCGCATCAAAGCGGGCGTAAACATCCGCCGGGCCAAGGGCAATCAGGCTATTCGCCATGACATACGTCCCGACGTTAACCGGGCTTGCCCAGAATTTAATATGGTTCCGCTGCAAGATCGCCGCCGTTCCCGCGCAACCGTCAACCCCAATTCTGATTTCGTATTTCCATCCCGCCATCGGACGTTGCGCCATTACGCTCCGAATACAAGGGAGTATCGTTCGATGAGCATGATACGCGGCAATGATGACGGCGCAAGTTTTCACTTGTTACCCCTGCGCCTTTTCTGTATTTTTTTGAAGTTGGGATTTTTCTCCCAATATCCTTCATCCGATAGACGATGCCCGTATTCTTCGCGCAACGCCTTATCCATCCGCTTGCCCATGTTGACTGCTTCCAATAGCTTGCCACGTATCAGTTCATCATGGGGAGTTGATTCTTGGTGAAGATCATTAATCTCCCGAAGCACTTCACAGATAGTGCGGAAGGGGCCTGACTTGGTCATGGGGTTTTCTTTATTTTCCATAGTGCATGACCTCCACGCAAAGGTTCTCGTATGATTCGAGATGCTCATACTTCCCCGATGCCTTCACGTATTTGTGCTGGCATTCGGTGCCGGTATTTTTCTTGAACTTGTAGAAGTAGAAGTCCATGAAAAAGACCACCGCGCCCGGGGCCAGTCGCGGCTCAAGGGTTTTCATCAACCGGCAGAAGTCGCGCTCTTTCTTGGCCGAGTCCACTACCAGCACCCCGATTAGCTTGCCGGTATAGGCCAGCTTCCGAATATCCCCCTTGTGATAAACGACGCTAACGGGGATGCCCTTGAGAAAGTCGCGCACGATGGGCAAGGTATCCTGCCCGTCCTTCAACTTGATCGGCTGGGCTTGGCCGGGGGCCACGCCGTCAACCCGATACTTATAAGTACCAGCCGCCTTGCGAACCTCCGAACCCTTGGCCGTGAAGCGGTCGTAAAGGTGCAATACTGAATCCTTATGACCGTGTTCGGCCATTGCGGATGCCAGTTCATAGGAGCCAGCCCCAAGCCACGAGCCCACCTCGACAACATCAAGGCCGTCCGGCATGGCCTCAATGAACCGGTTGAATACCGGCCCCAACTCCCGCCCGCCCATACTCGGGATCATAGGCTTCATAACTTCACCGCCCAAACCTTATCGCGGTCAAGCTCAATTACCATTCCCATTTCATCTACCGCCCGCTTGATACCGGGGCGGATGGTGTAGTCGTGCCCCATGAGCCAGCCGCCGGGCTTGACCTTGGGCATCCATGCCATAATATCCCGCTTGCAACCTTCATACGAGTGGTCGCCGTCAATGAAAACGAAGTCCAATGAGGCGTCCGGGATATACGACGCCGCTTCGACACTATCCATCCGGAAGATGGTTGACCTGTCCTTATATTTGGCCGCGACTGCGAAAGCCGCCGCCCGAATCTTCTTCCATTCCTTGCGCCCTATTTTGGGCATCCGCGCCGCCGGGTCGCCCGCCACCTGATCCGGGGTGTAGGCCGTCCAGCGGTCAATCATGTAGAGCCGCAACATGGGGATCAACTTGAATAGTGCCCCGCTCATCTTGCCGTCGTATACCCCGACCTCCGCCCCAGACGGGTTGGTACGGTGCTCCGCATTCACCCGATCTGATACCGCATTCCATCGTCTCCGCCTCATCATCCCCTCCTCACGATCTTATGAATCCGATAGGCGGCAACCGCCCCGCTATCAACCGCCGCATTTGCATTGGAGCAATCGCCCCGATACTTGAACATATGAGCCGCATGGAGCAGGATGCCCCGCTGAATTGAATCAGGCAGGTCGGAGTACGATGCCCCGTATCCAGCCGAGTAATCCACTCTCAATTTATCCGACCACGATATAGCGTCAAGGTGAAGCTCGGGCGGATTGGAAACATCATCAAGCCAGTAGTCCGTAATGTCCGTTTCGTTCCCATAGTTGTCAACCGTATAGACGCGAGTGATTGCAACCACGGGTGGATAGGTCAAGAGGATGGTCGGGATTTTCAGCATCGAACTGGAAAGTCCCCGGCTCACCGGGGCTTGAATCTGCTTGGTCCTGGACTGCGTGAGAAAACTCCGGGCCAGATATTCCTCCGCATAGGCCGCCGCTGATTCGATCAAGGCCAGCAGGGTAGTGTCTTGGCTCGTGTCATCCAGTTTAAGAATATCCCTTAACTGATCTACCAGTGTCCCGTCATCGACAACCTCGAACGCCGTTGCCAGTTCGGGAAGCGGGACAACCGAGATACCGCCCATTTCCGCGTAACAGGAAACGTCCACGATGCCGAGAGCGAATAGCGTCAATGGAATGCCACTGACATAGACGTAAGGGCCATGCGAGTCGGTATCGCTCTGCAATGCCGGGGTGCTGGCAATGGTCGCCGTGAATTGCAGTACGCCCGCGCTGTCCCGGAACTCCAAATACAGAGACGCATTCCAATCGGGGAGAGCCGGGTCGCCCAAGCTGTCAGTGTACCACCGCTCAT